CTACAACTGCAACGACAGATGTAGACGAAGATGAGTCACTCTCATACTTCCAGAAACTTGCAAATGATGTGTAAGGATTGTCAATCCTAAGTATTTTGAATTATAAATATACTATGCACTAAGGGATTGACTGAGGGGGATGGTGTTTCATGCACCATAGAATGTACCAAGTAGGATGGTTAGAGGTTTGGGTACATAATCGTGGTAAGATATCGACAGCGGCAGAGGATATCATGTTAACGAGCGGGACAACATATGAGGGGCTCTTAACACTTCTAACTTATTATGGGAAAAGGTTCTAAAAGGAGACCTACAGTGGTCAGTGATAAACAATTCGAGGATAATTGGGAAAAGGTATTTGGTAAGAAAGAACCAAAGGTTAAGTCACGCAAGGTGACACCTAAACATGGACAATCTCAAGTCCATAAAGATAAGACCAAATACAAAAGAAAAGACAAGTATCCTTCACCTAATTATGAAGGGCCTTGGGGTAAAGATTTAGGATTAAATTAAGGTAAAGATGAGTGAGCTCTAGAATGATTTACCTTAACTCCAGTTGCAGTATAATTTCTTCTTACATTAGTATTATTGTTTGAGTTTGCAACTTGATTTTGAATTACTACAGGTGCTTTTTGTTGTTCACCTTGTGCAATAGTCATATCTGCACCAGCACCAGCAGTTTGAGGCACCATACCAAAGTTTAGATTAAAGTTATCAAAGTTTTTACCAATCTCATAACCTAATCTACCAAGTGTTTCTGCTTTCTCTTTAGTCAAACCTTCAAGACCAACAGTCACCATTGATACACCAGTACCTAGTTTTTCTAACTTACCACCAAGTTCTGGGTCTGTAAAAGTAATACCAGCAAGGTCTCTTAATTGGTCAATACCAGATTCACCAAACAAACTCTTAAGTAAACCATCTTTATTCTCTGGTAACTCAAATTCTGACATTGCATTTTTGACTTTAGTGATGTTAGTAGTAAAGGTATCTACATCCATTTCCTCAAATGGTTTAACTGCATTTGCAAATCCAGCTGCATCTGCACCTAAATCAGTTAATGGTGTAGCATCACCACTAAAGAAATCTAATACACCAGCAAATGAGTTTTTAACAGAAGGGCCAAACAATGCAGAAGTTTTTTCTCCAAATGCCTCAGTGTCAATATCCATGAAACCACTGTCATTGATTGCATTTGCAAAACCAGCTGCATCTTCACCTAGTTTCGTATATGGAGCTTCATCGCCAGGCAATAATGCAATCAATCCTGCTATTGAATTCAAGACTGATGAACCTGCTAGGGCAGCTAAACCACCAGCAACCTTTAACAAGTCTATTTGTTCTAAGTTTCGTAAAGCATCAGTTGCACCACTTTCATCAAACGATGCAATACCAGATGCCATATTGCTCATTAACTGGTAGATGGTGACTCCCATACCTAATCCAACTAATGCAATAAACGCACCTACACCAGCACCAAGTAATGCAAGACCAATAGCTGCAAGTCCAGCTGCTTTGGTAAATAATAACATAGTAGCAGGATTAAATATAAGAGTGGATGCACCTAAAGCTGCAGCTCCAGCAGCTGCACCAAATAATCCATCTCCACCAGCATCACCACCGACTTCTTCAAAGTCTGCATCAATAACATCACCACCACCAGTTGGTGATGGTAGTGCTTTTGCTTGTTGTCTTTGTTCTGTCTCGAATTGTTTTTTTGCTATATCTTGATTCTTTTTCTCAATCTTAACAATTTCTTTGTGTTGTTTTGCATCTTGTTTTCTTGCCTTAATCATGTTAAGGACTTGCAACGCAGCTTTTGCTAACAACTGACCACTAAACTTTGCAATAGTACCAAGGAATGGTAGGTTCTGGAATGCAGTTGCAGCTGGCCCTAAGAATGCAGTGACTTTATCAAAGTCACCTCTTAAATCATCCTTTAGTTCAGTAGTAATTGCACCAAAAGTTTTATCACCAGACTCTTTGATTCTCTGTGATATTGTACCTAGTATGGGTGTGAGACCTTTTTCGAGTTTATTTAATTCTCTACCAAATTTCTGTATTTCTAACATCCTATCGATGTCAAATTCTATTTGGTTTTTCATGGTGTCATCTTTTGCAGATAGTCCACCAAACTCTTCCTCGATACTTTGAAGTCTTTGTTGTTCTTCTCTTAGTCTCTTAAGTTCTGCATTGGCAGCTACACGAAGTTCAGCATCTCGTTCTTCATAACCTAAATCCATAAGACCTTGTTTACTTAATACTTTCTGTTCATCTTCGGAAGACAAACTCTCCTCTCGGATTGCCTTCCTAAGATTACCTACTGTATTTAAAGACTCACTAGAAGTAAGTTTAGCATTAAGTTGCTTTAATTCTAGATTAATATTTGCTAATCCTTGTAAAGCTTCTTTACTACTGATATTTTCGTCTGCCATAATACTATTTATCTATTTTTTTGCGTTAGTGTCGTGTTCTTTAGCTGCACTATTTACATATAGTCCAAACCAAGCAGCTCCTGCTCCAACTAGGATTGAAATCAATCCAGATTGTTCCATTGATGGTTCTGGTAATTCCATGAACCACATAGCTGCATAGTACACTAATATGATGTAGACACTTAAAAATGCACGAGGCCAGATTCTCCATGAATCTACTGCTCTTGCAAGGTGAATCCACTTTTGCCAAGGGTTCACTGTATCGTTTGCTTTAAGGTCTCTTATTTCGTCTTTAAGGGCTGCATTCTCTTGAATCATCTCCATGAACTTGGACAAATCCATTTCGACTTCATTACGAGACATGTCTCCACTAAATCTTTCATCGGCCATAATACTCTCCTATTATTTATTTTGTGCCTGTTTCCTTTGCATCTCTAGTTCTTCTAGATGTTGCAATAGTAGGGAAATATAAATTTCCCTTTCCCAAGGATACATTTCTTCCAGTTCTGTCAACGACCACTTATGGTGTTGTGTTAATCCAAAATTAGTTTGTATGTAATTTGCAAGTGTCTCATGAGAAAGGGCTAGACGAAAAAATTCTGCAATCCAGAAAGTTCTTGTTCTTGAGTCTGTCCACATTTACTACATGCAAATTCTACATCATATACCATTTTGGGAACTGAACTAAACCATTCCATTAAAGTATTGAACTGGTCTACAGTTAGTCCATCAACAAAGTCATTTACTTCTTTTTCAGTAAATTCTTTCGTCTCATACACATTATCTGCATCAAAGATTTTTTCTATACATTTGTTTAACACTTTAAAGATATTTTCTGTTCCAATATCCATACCAGACTCATATAATTCTTGAACATCTGAATAACTTGGTATTCTCATCATTACACCTATAGTATCTGTTATCATTACTTTAGGTTCTTTGAGTTCACCTTCTATTCTCATCTTATCAAATTCAATATTGACAGGTGTTTGTCCATCACATCCTTCTGGTTGTTTAACACATGGTAGTATAACCTTTGTAGACTCACCTACAGATTTCATTCTGATTTGAATAAACAACCATTCTAAATCTGTATTACTGAGTTTATCTACAGTCCAATCACTGTCTTGTAGTTCTGAACATGACCTTATCAAATTCATCATTCCATTTGATATTGATTGTGGTGTTCCATCTTCTAATGTTTGCAACAATATCTTTTGTTCCTTAACATTAAATGGACGAAACTTTGCCTCAATCTTTGAAACAGGTAATGTTTCGAAATACTCAACTGTATTAAGTTTAGGTAATCCCATAATATACTCCTATAATCAATTAACCAAAGACTTCATCTTCGATTTTTCTTTTTACCTTATTCTCTAATTTACTTAGGTGTTTATCCATAAACCCTATTATTAAATTAGAAGGTTTCGAGTTCATGAATTCACTCTCCCAAAACCTATATCTAAATTGTGCATTAAATTTAGTGACTTCACTATTTTGATACCCCATAGCAATTTGTGCTAATTGTACTGGGAATGCATCTGACATTAGACATCTATAATTTACAGAATCATATTTATCTAACATCTCTAAATAAATTATCCCTCGATAATCATCATGAAATCTACTATGAAAGTTTCCACCAGAGAAACCATTCATTGTACTCATCCATAATTCTACTAATTCTCTGTCTTCCATATCATTCGTTAAATAGAATGAACAATCGAATTGGTCATATTGTGGTTTATGTGGTATGACTCTCTTAGGGCCATATTCTGAATCTTCAACAGAGAAGAAACCTCTGCCAGGCATTGATGCAGATTCACATCTAATACCTCTTATTGCAAGACCACTATTCTTTGCACCAGTACCAAACATTGATACATTATATCTATTACTTCGTTGTAAATCATCTATTTGTGCTTTAAATCTATCTATCTTCATGAAATTTGTTTCCTACTTTCTTTCCAGACTGCATCCAAACTAGATTTTTTGAATGATTCGATTGGTAGAAATATTGCAATCTCCCAGTCTGCACTATCAACCTTTGCAAATGCACTTCTTACATGTGAAGATAGATAGTGTTTATAACATGCTTTATAGAAAGGTTTACCACTGATACCTTTTAATAAATCATATGTCAGTTTAAATCTTGTTGACTCATCGAACTTATTATTTGTTGTCCTATCGTATAATTGGTCTAAGAACTGAGCTCTCAATGAGTGTGGTAGATAATGTAGGTTAAGACCATAAAATCCACCTTTAGCAGGTTCTACTGGTATTACAAGAGGAAATCTATCGTAATAAGGTAGTGTTTGTTTATGTTTTGGGTCATACATCATCATGTACATATCACCAAATATCTGTCTTTTTCGTTGTTTTGCATCTCTCATCAATTCAGTTCTATTAACTCTTTTTAATGTAGATACTCGTTGTCTGAACCATCTCATGGACTCTTTAGTCCTTGCTTGGATACCACCACGAAAAGCTTCTCTTTCTAATCTGTCAAATAGTTTACCTGCCATACATGTATTTATACCACTTTTTAAATCTTTTTGTTGCATCATAGGTACATTTTTTTGTATAATAACCTTGTAATTGAGAATTACCGAGTGCTTGAGGATTCGACCTCGTAAAAAACCAGTGAAAATCCTACTTGATTAAGGTTTAGTCCAGATGACACTGAAAAGGTTCTTAATCATTAGAAACAGTTCACGAAGTTCAAAAGTCTTGAGAGGTCACAGGTTCGAATCCTGTCTGTCGCCGAGGGCACAGTGGAGAAGTGGTGTGTATCTCTTGAAATGTCAATTGGATGTAGCTATTGCAGTTATACATTTGAGGCAGAGCATAAGACTTATCGTAAATCGTAGAGTCATGTGAGTAAGCATGTGGTGAGATTGTCCCTAGTGATAATCAATATAACCAGTAACTACTTCACTACCTTGATTCAACCATTACACAACTTTGTCCATCCTCTGGTTAAAGAGTGAGGATTGTAAGATATCTTACCACTAAGGGACATTGTAAAAGAGAACGAGTACCATATGGATGCTAGATTCGTTGACCTTGTTAATCTTACAAGGTAGAGTTTACGCACATTGAAAGTTCGGTGGGTTGATACTGTATCAATACTGGGAGACATAACAAACGAAGGTATTTAACGCGAGAAGAGGGGACTAAACATGGTTAACTAACGAGGGCATCTGGTGGTAAAAAAATCAGATTTTATTGAATTCCTGTTGGGGTCAGTGATGACTTTCCTAACTTTAGTAGTGGTGATATACGAATACAAGATGGAGGCGTGTTGACTGTTTGTTGTAAAAACAAGAGACGAGACTCAAGCGTGCAACAGACAGATAGTCGGAGACCTATACAGAATCCGAGCGTAGAAAGAAGGCCTGAGTTAGAGTATGATGATAAGTGTATGGATGTGAGTTGAAAACAATTGGTGTCTGGTACTTGTTAGATTCTTGGAGAATAAGAGGGTATAGTCGTCTAACAGTTAGTAGGGAATACGAAATCTCGCTCAAGGTGGTGATGAAACAGTGGTTGCAAACACCGAGTAGTCATTAACGAACTTCACCATTTTAGACGATTGCTATCATAAGAACCATCGTCAAAACCCCACCTCGAATTCATACTTGATATGATGATATGGTGGGGTTTTTTTACGCTTTCAAATGGTCTTCTGTTATTATTCTAAACTTATATCCCCTATCCAAACAATACTCTTCTGCAGCTTCCCACTTTGCACGATTGATTGCATAAGTTCTTGCCTCTCTTATATACTTACCATAATGTTTACCCTTCTTAGTGGGTTTCTTGGTTTGTGCTTTAGGTTTGACCTCAATGACTTCTTTTACTATCTGTCCTTGTTGATTCTGGTATTTTATCCAGAAGTCTGGGAAATATCTATGGACTCTTTTATCTAATCCACGATATGGTATAATAATCTCCTCACTAGACCATTCTAATATACT